TTCTACGTTAACTGCGGCGTATTCATTATGGTTAATGACATTTAGAAATGATAAAAACATTTTAGTATTAGCAACAAAACAAGATACTGCTAAAAACCTTGTTACGAAGATTAGAGTGATGCACTCTAATTTACCTGGTTGGTTGAAACAGACTTGTATTGAAGATAATAAGTTATCATTACGATATAAAAATGGTTCACAAGTAAAAGCAGTTTCAAGTAGTGAAGACTCAGGTCGTTCAGAAGCGTTATCTTTATTAGTATTAGATGAGGCCGCATTTATAGACAAGATTGATACGATATGGGCTGCGGCTCAACAGACACTATCAACAGGTGGACAATGTATTGCGTTATCTACACCAAACGGTGTTGGAAATTGGTTTCATAGAACTTGGGTAGGCGCTGAAGAAAACGACAATGGATTTTATCCAATAAAACTTCATTGGACCGTACATCCTGAACGAGATAAATCGTATAGAGCAGCACAAGATAAATTATTAGGACCCGGACTCGCCGCACAAGAATGTGATTGTGATTTTTTAACTTCAGGTCAAATGGTTGTAGATGGTTCTATTTTACAAGAGTACAAAGATAATCAATGTAGAGAACCTATGATGAAACAAGGCATAGACTCTAATGTTTGGATATGGGAAGCACCGGATTATAATAAAAATTATATAATGAGTGCTGATGTTAGTAGAGGTGATGGTTCAGATTATTCTGCATTTCATATATTAGATGTTGAATCTATGGAACAAGTTGCTGAGTATAGAGGTAAAATAAGTACGAAAGACTTTGGTAATCTATGTGTAAATGTAGCTACAGAGTTTAATGATGCTTTATTAGTAGTTGAGAATAATAATATAGGTTGGGCTACTATTCAACAAGTTATTGATAGAGGATATCAAAATTTATTTTATTCTTCTCAAGATTTACAATATGTAGATGTTGAACATCAAATAACAAATAAATTTAGGGCACAAGATAGAAATTTAAAGCCTGGATTCTCTATGACAATGAAAACAAGGCCACTTGTTATTGCTAAATTAGAAGAATATTTTAGAGAAAAGGCAGTAATTGTGCATTCAAATCGATTAATTGATGAGTTGTTTGTATTTATATATAACAACAATAAAGCGCAAGCTATGTCCGGCTATAATGATGATTTAGTGATGAGCTATGGCATCGCATTATGGGTAAGAGATACTGCGTTAAGATTAAGAGCAGAAGGAATAGAGTTAAGTAAAAAAACTATGTCTAATTTCTCTACTCCTAATCAATTAATGTACACACCGGGCGGAAAAGAAGACGCTTGGAGAATTGAAATCGGTCCAAATAAAGAAAATGAGGACATAAAATGGTTATTGTAGGAGTTAATTATGGCTGTAGATAAAGGATTATTTACAAGATTACAGAGATTGTTTTCTACTAACGTTGTTGTTAGACAAGTTGGTGGTAAAAAACTTAAAGTTTCTGATACATCGAGGACACAATCGAGTATAAAACATCAGTTGATAGACAGATATCAAAAAATCTACTCATCTGCTAAGCAGTTTGGGTATGATGGCGGTCTTATAATTCAACAACAACGTTTAGGTCTCTTCAAAGATTACGAAACGATGGATAGTGACTCTATTATTTCGTCTGCGCTCGACATTTATGCAGATGAATCTACTATGAAGAACGAGTATGGTAAAGTTTTAAACATAGAAACTGATAATGCTAATATACACGACATATTACATAACTTATTTTATGATGTTATTAATATAGAATTTAATTTATGGCCGTGGGTTCGTAATATGTGTAAATATGGTGACTTCTTTTTGTATCTTGATATAGATGAAAAATTTGGTATTACTAATGTTGTTCCTATGAGCCCGTATGATATTTCAAGAGTAGAAGGCGAAGACCCTGACAACCCACATTTAATTAAATTTCGTATGAATCCTGTAGATAACGTTAGACACACTACTTATGGGCCATTAGATGATGACTTTGAAGCATTTCAAATTGCACACTTTAGATTAATAAGTGATGCAAACTTTTTACCATATGGTCGTTCTACATTAGAAGCAGCTCGTAAAGTTTGGAAACAATTAACTCTTATGGAAGACGCTATGTTAATTCATAGAATTATGAGAGCTCCTGAAAAGAGAGTATTTAAATTTGATATTGGAAATATACCACCAGCAGAAGTCGAAAACTATATGCAACAAGTTGTAAATAAGATGAAAAAGACTCCTGTTATGGATGATAAGACCGGTGAGTACAATTTAAAATATAATATGCAAAACATTACAGAAGATTTCTTTATACCTGTTCGAGGAGGAGATTCAGGTACTTCTATTGATACGTTAAACGGGTTGAGTTATGATTCTGTTGACGATATTGAATATTTGAGAAATCGTATGTTAGCATCATTACGTGTACCTAAAGCCTTTCTTGGATATGAAGAAGGTATAGAAGGTAAAGCAACTCTTGCCGCAGAAGATGTTAGGTTTGCTCGTACAATAGAAAGACTACAACGAATTATTGTAAGTGAATTACAGAAAATAGCTATTGTACACTTGTATGCACAAGGATTTCGTGACCAAGAGTTAGTAAATTTTGACTTAACACTTACAAACCCGTCTACTATATACGAACAAGAGAAACTTGAGTTGTGGAATACTAAAACAAGTTTAGCTGACTCTATGTTAAGAGACGGATTAATGTCTTCAGAGTGGGTTTATAAGAATATTTTTGGTATGAGTGATGACGAAATCAAAGAAAATGACGAAAAAGTTATTTTTGACACAAAAACTAAGTTTAGAAAACAAACTATCGAATCAGAAGGTACTGACCCGGCAAAAGAACCTGAACAAACAGAAACAGGCGATGAAGAGATAGGTAGAAGTGGAAATGAGTTGGAAAAAAAGATAGGTAGACCACAAGAAGGGCCGAAATATAAAAAAGATGGCTCATCACGTGGTAGAGACCCTATGGGTTCACACGATTTACGTACAAGTTACGAAAAAGACAACAAAATTAAACATACTTTTAAAAACGGACCGCTGGCTTTATCACATTATGATGGGTTGATGCAGGCAATGGATAAAAATTCGAGGAAAATTCTTTCAGAATCGGAAGATTTAACAAATAATTACAAAGAAGAATTAAACTCAGAAAAATAATTTTTAATTAGGACATATTTATATATGACTTGGAAATTGGGGCTAAAATGATTAAACATAATAAAGTTAAAAACACAGCATTTTTATACGAATGTCTAACAAGACAAATAACATCAGATGTGCTATCTAATGTTGAACCTTCACCCGCTTTGGCAATAGTCAAAGAATTTTTTAAGCCTACTACTATATTAGGTAAAGAGTTAGTTCTTTATAAAGCACTAACATCTAAAAAATTAAAAAATGAAGGTAAAATAAATTATTTAGTAGATTCAGTACTTCGTGAAAGAACTAAATTAAATTTTAGTGAAATGCGTAGGGCTAAGTATAATTTAATTAAGAAGATTACTGAACACTATGAATTGAAAGATTTTTTTAGAACAAGAATTTCTGATTATAAAGACATAGCGTCTGTTTATAAATTGTTTGAAATCCAACAAACTTCTAATCCTTTCGAAGAGACAGAAATACGTTTCGTTGTTATGGAGAACTTAAAAGAGAAAAAACCTCTAAGTACAGAAAAAACTTCTGTAGTCGAAAAATTTGCAAAAGAATCTAAAGACCTAAGATTATTATCATATAAAATACTTGTAGATAAGTTTAATCAGAAATACTCAAATCTTAATGAATCACAACGTAATTTGTTAAAAACTTATATAAATAACATATCTAATACAAGTACTTTAAAAGACTTCATGGCCGAAGAAATCAAAAAGATTAAAAATGAAGTTTTAAAAATTCATCCTAAGATTGATGACAAGGTCGTTTCTATCAAACTAAAAGAATGTTTGAATGTTTTAAAGAAGTTGGACAAAGGAAACATTGTTAATGAAGAACAACTTATCACTATGATGAGGTTCTATAGTCTTTTGGATGAAATCTATGAAGCAGTCGATAAGTCGTAACGAATTAATTGAAATTATAAAAGAGATTATTCGTGAGATGAACGAAGCCTCTGTTACAGGAAATGTTGCTGGTTATGAAACACCAAATGCATTCTCAGGCGGTCTTGCTAAAAATAAAAAGAAGAAAAAAGATTTAATTAAAAGACTTCATATGAAGTTAGTTGATAAAATAGATGAGTCTTCAATAAATGAAGCAAAATATTACGAATATCGTAATGATGACACTCGTAATCCTAAACAAAAGATTTGGCATAATGTAAGAGAAGTTCGTGATAGTTTGATGAAACTTGAAAGAAGTTTAAAACACGCTATCAAGTTAAAAAATGAACAAGGGATGGATTCAAGAACTTATTATAAGTATGCTAAAAATAGTTTTCCTAAAATACAAGAAAGATTAATTAAAATGGCTAAGAGAGTTGGGGAGTTGAGCGCGTGAGTACATATAAAAAAATGATGAAAGAAGCTTTTGGTGTTGTTAAAGAAGGCAAGATTGAAGCACGTGAATTAAAACTTTATATAGAAAACGATTCTGCTTTATATAGACAAAAATTTTTACCTATTATGAGAAATCTTAGTAATCATATGGCAAAAGACAGATATAAAGATTCTCTTGCTGTAAAAGCTTTTATGTATTTAGTAGAAGCAGGTGCTAAGAAATATATTAAAGATTTCGGCGGAGACAGAAATACATTTTCTAAAAACGATAAGAAAGAAGTTGCAAAAGAATTTGTTCAAGAATTTAAAGATGCGTACGACAACGAAGAGTACGATTTTATGGGAAGAAAATAATGAAAATTTTACAAAATTATAAAAATCTTGTATCTGAATTATTTGAAGTAGATGATACAAAAATAATCAAGTATAAAGATAAAGATGGTGAAAATAAAGAGATGGCAGCAAAAAGTGCTAAAACTATGCCTGATGAACATCCTGCTAAACAAGCTTGGGATAAAGAAAAAGATAAAGAAGACGGCGGAGAAGAAGAAAAACCTTCAGGACAAAAATTAAGCGGTAGTGACTTTGATAGAGATGGCGGTGATGATAAACCAAAAGAAAAAGATGATAGTGATTCTAAAGAAGCTCCGGAAGAAGAGCCTACGTTTCGTACTTTAAACAGCCAATTTAAATCAGATGAATTAGAAAAAGTGTCTTTTGATAGAAACGCTTCTGAAGAAGCTCAAGAGATGGAAATGGAAATTGCTGATGAACTCCTCGCTCACTATAGTAAAGGTGGCGAAGACGAAGAAATGTTTGATGTGGTTACAGGTGAATCAGAAAGATTAGTTTCTATATATCAAAAAAACCGTAGAAAACCATCTAAAAGAAATTTGAAAGATTATCGTGACGAATTAATAAAAAGCATTGAAAATAGACGCGCTCAAAACCAAGGCAAGCCTATAGTTCATCAAGGTGAAAAAACATCAGATAAAAAAAGTTCCGGTACAATGGGTTCAGTAGGTGTTAGAGAACCAGGACAAGCAGGTTCCGGTATGTACGATTCTGTACAACCTAAAAACAAACCATTCTTAAAAGAACAATTAGAACGTATTGGTGGGGGAAAATACTAATGAAAATTTTAGAAAATTATAAAAAAATTGCTCAAGAATTACTTCTCGAGGTAGACGATGAGAAAATGATTAGATATAAAGACAAAGACGGTGAGTCTAAAGAGATGAAGGCAGGTTCTGCTAAGACTATGCCAACAGACCATCCTGCTAAACAACAATGGGATAAGATGCAAGATAGTGGTGATGGTAGTGACGACAAAGAAGCTCCTTCAGATAAAAAAATAGGTAAAGGTGATTTTGATAGAGATAGCGGAGATAAACCAAAAGGTGATTCGTCTACTGCATCAGAAAAAAACGAATTAGAAGCAAAGTATGATATTAAAATACCTAATGGACCACTTGATAAAGAAGATACAGAAGATGAATCTGCTTTGGACATAGCTGACGCAATAGCTAAAAAGTATGATATAAGTGCTGAATACGCTATGGAAAGAGCAAAAGAAGAAATAGGTAACTCAGAATCATATATAGAATTTGCTAAAACAATGGAAAATGATATAGAAGAAATGGCCGAAGAAGGCGGAGCTCAACCATACGATGAACCAATGTTTGACGATGACGGAATGCGTAAGCTAAGAAACAAAGATTCGGACGATGATGACCATGGAGCTATGGAAAAAGAATATAATGTTAAAATACCTGGCGGAACAATGGAACCTGATGAGAATGATGAAGATGATAATGCTAAGGAAATAGCTGACGCATTAGCTAAAAAGTATGATATAAGTAGAGAATACGCTATAGAAAGAGCAAACGAAGAAACAGATAGTAGTAATACATATTTAGAATTTGCTAAAAACTTAGAATTTGAGTTTCAAGAAATGGCAAATGAAGGTGGACACCAAAAATATGATGAACCAATGTTTGACGATGACGGAATGCGTAAGCTGAGGCATCAAGAAGAAAGCGTAAAACCTAAAAAGAAACCATTTCTAAAAGAACAATTAGAACGTTTTGGAGGAGGAAAATACTAATGAAAAAATTACTCGTAGACTATATACCTTTTGAAGTTGCTCCTGAAGCACTCAATGAAGCAATGTCTTCTAATGGTAAACTCATTGTAAAAGGTGTTTTACAAAGAGCAGAATCAAAAAATCAAAATGGAAGAGTTTATCCTTCAGAGTTACTACAACGTGAAGCAAAGAAGTATACTTCTAACTTTATAAAAGAAAAAAGAGCATTAGGTGAGTTAGACCATCCTGATAGTTCTGTTGTTAATCTTAACAACGTTTCACATAATGTATTATCAATGGATTGGAATGGTAATGATTTAATGGGTACTATAGAAGTACTTACTACACCAAGTGGAAACATTTTAAGAGAATTATTCAAATCAGGTATTAGACTTGGTATATCTTCTCGTGGATTAGGTTCTGTTGAACCAATGAAAGAAGACAAAGATGCGCAAGAAGTTCAAAGTGACTTTGAATTAATAGCGTTTGATTTTGTCTCAAATCCGTCTACACATGGTGCTTTTATGAATCCGGTCAATGAAAGTGTTAACCGCGATGAACAAATACGTTCAGGTAAATGGACAGCTGTAGACAATACTATAGGACAGATTCTTAGAGGTGAATAATGCCTGATGCTACAGGAAAAACTACCTTTGGTAGAACTGATTATAAGACTCAAGGTGTAAACTTTTTTTCTGACGACCACGTTACAGGGTTTTCTCCTTTAATGCAACTCGGTCAGAGTAAAATCAACGGAGTCTTTAACGTTAATGATGATGGTGAAGTACAACCACCAACGTTTACCGCACCAACGTTAGGTCAATTAAATACCCCACCGTTACAAGAACTTGAACAAAAAACAGCATATAATGTTGGCATAGGCGCGGTAGATTTCTTTTCAGACGAACAAGGTATGCACGTAGGCTTTACAAAAAACCAACCTCAAGGATTGAGTCTTTATATTAGAGATGGAGGTTCGTCTATTATATTTAATGGAGGCGGTGAATATAGTAGTTATGATGGCCCACAAATACCAAATGCGTTTGATGTACCAAATCAACCACTTGAACCTACAGAAAATTTAGAAGATAGGCAATCAGTTTATAATAATCCAGGCAACGCTAATGAAGATGTATTTGCTTCATCTGCTTTACCCGGACAAGTAAAGTCCGGAACGCCTAACTACGATTCTTATAATGCCCCTCCTGAACCAATGTTAGATTTTTTTACACAAATAGGGAGTGTATATTCGTTAGGCGGAAGAACAGATAAAGAAATTCCGGAACCGCCGGCACCACCAAACTTTGCTCAAATGGCATTTCAACATAATAGAGCAATGACTAATTCTCGAGGCGGGGGTATAGAATCTGTTCTTGTATCAAACCCGAAAGGCAAAACGAACATAGCAGTTGGAATAGGGATTGAAGCTACAGGAGGCGGAGAACAAAATTTACAAGCATTATCAGAACCCGCAAATGTTGAGAGTACTTTAGATAGTGCATTAAATAACATTAACTCTAATTATAATAATAACATAAACGGAATTTTATAATGAGTAAACAAAAGTTAAATGAAAACCCAGCAGTAATAGCAACAGCAGCTCGTATGGCTATACAAAATGCAGATGGTAAGAAAGTATCTGTTAATACTGCTCGTCAAACTAACTATGCTTCAAAAGACCCTGCCGCTCATAAAAAAGCTAAAAGTATATTTCAAAGAATTAAAGATAAAATTAGTAAGAAAAAAGATAAACCTAAAAAGGATAAGCCGATGTCAAAGAAAGATTCAGATTTTTATGCAAGACAATACGGCGGTAAAGTAGAAGCAATAAGCGCATTAATTGAAAAGAATGTTCCTACTGATGCAAGTAAGTGGTCTTATTACAAAGGACAAGCAAAAAAGAAATTTGATGTTTATCCATCAGCTTACGCAAATGCATGGGCCGCTAAAAAATATAAAGCCGCAGGTGGTGGGTGGAAAAAAGAATCTGTTGAACTTGAAGAAGGCACTAAGATTCAAGTACAAGGACTCGGAATGTATGATGATAAAACTCTTAAAAAGAAAATCATACAATTATCAACTGACTTACAAAAGAACGCTAAGAAAGGTGATTGGAGTAAAGCATCAGAAAACGGTATTAGAGCATTAGGTCGTATGTGGAAAGCATATCAAGATTGGTCAAGAAATAACGAATCCGTAAACGAAAATCTACTTAAACAAATTAAACAAGCAGAAAAGATAGCTAAATCAATGAGTGGTAATATGACAGGAGCTGTTAAAGCAATTGAAAAGATTAAAAAAGGTTTATCTAAAGATAAGAAAGTAAGAAATGCTCTTAAATTAGCTAATGAATCTGTAAAAGAAAGTAAAACTTCTAATATGATGAAAGCTATTCGTAAACATGGAACTGCAGGACCGTGGGATATTATTGTAAGTAAAAATAACAAGATAGTAAAACGAGTATCTGTACAAAATTTAAAAGAGATACCAGCAGAGATGGCTGATGTAAAGAAAAAACATCCAAATCATAAAATTGGTATAGAAGCCAAAAGTGGCAAGATAGCTTATAAAGAACAAGTTTTAAATGAAAGAATAAAAACTGCTTTTATGGTACACCCTGAAGACCCTGACAAAACAGAAAGACATTGGGTAAAAGTATTTAACGAACTTGCTCAAGGACATCCAAGTCCAATCGATTACGGCCCAAGAGAAACTCATATGTATGATTGGAACGACAGAAGAAATTATGAATTAGCAATAAGCGAGTATAACAAGATGATGAATAAAATTGCTAATGGTCTTAACAAATCACTTGACCAAATGAATAACATTTGGAAAGAGTGGGATAAAATATATAAAAAGTATCTTAAAAAAGACGGGAGAAAATAATGGTCAAGTTAAAAAATATAATAAACGAATCAGCACCTGGCTATGAAAATAGAAAATTTGGTGACCCGTTACCTACATTAGCAGATGTAGCTAAAAAATATAATGAAAATAAAAAAACTATTTCAGAAAAAAAAGAATTAGGCAGTGCTTATATTGAATCTATAAGAATGCTTACTGATAATAATAATCACACAAGAGCAAGAGCAGAACTTGCAAGACAAATTGGTGATAAAAGAGTTATAAAAGCATACGAAGGTTTAATGTATGTAGAAGATTTATTAAGACAAGCAAATGAAACTATAAAAGCAAGAACTAAATTAGACAAAATTTTATTTGCAAGGTCAAAGAAAGTTTTTAGTAATCACGATATAATTATGAGTGTATTTTAATGATTAAGTTATCAGAAATGTTTAATCAAATGCAAGTGTATTCAAACCCACAAGCAACACCTTTTAAACCAAAAGTTGAAGAAGATTTTGATGCTGTTCCTGCTAAATGGAGTAGTGCAGAAGCTAAACAAATGATGGATAACGATGTAAAGAAGATGTCAAAGATTTTAGGAAAAGCATCATATGAAATAATTAAGATGATGATGGATGGCGTTAAAAATGATAAATACGATGCGATGGATATTATACGTGGAATTGAAACAGGCGCTTTGAATAGAACACACGAAGGTGAAAGACCTTTTATGAAAATGTTATGGCGTAAAGTTAGAAAAGAATTTAGAAGATACTTACCAAAAGGTAAATTGAGGAGATAAGAAATGGCAACAGCAGATGTAGGTGGAATACACCGAACACAGAGAAGTAGGTCTCATAGTCCAGGTGACTACAACAAAGTAACATACGTAGGACCAAATTCAACGTATTTTGCGACCGGTTCAGAAGCAGGTGCTGCAGGATTTATTATTGAAAATGCTACAAACGTAGTAATAAATTGTTCAAACAGCGGCACACTAAATGGTAATCAATGTTTAGTAAAAACGGTTTATCCTGTAGGAGTGTATTCAGTAACAATAGGTGCTACAGGTAAAGTACACGTATTACATAGATAAAGGAAATTATAATGAAACTTAAAGATATATTAAAAGAAAGTTCAGTTCTCGTTAGCCCTATTAAAACTATAAAACCTGTCGGTACCATTGAGATGGCTACTATGGTCAACGAAGACGAGCAACAAGAATCAAAGAAAATTGATACAGACTCATTTCTTGGTATGGTTAATAGATTTGGTCGTATTGGCGAAGACATTAAAATAAATGATTTACGTAGCATTGCTAATGTACTAAAGAATGTTGCTGAAACAGCACAGATACATACAGAATCTCTTCAAGAAGATTGGTTTGACAGAGTAACCGTTTCACGTAATATGAAAGAATTAAATACTCATTCAAAACAATTTAGTAAGATTGCAGAAGAAGCCGCAAGTCTTCAAGAACGTATGCAGGGTCTATATGAAGATATGGGTAACATAATGGGTCGTTATTATGAGATAAGCGAAGACATTACAGAAGATGATGAATATGAAAAATTCTTTCAGTCTGCTTTAAAGAAATTTGATGCAAGTTCACCTGCTGATATGGATAACGACAAGAAAAAGAAATTTTTTAACTATGTAGATAAAAACTACGATGCGAAGGATGAAAAAGACTAATGGTATATGTAAAGGTTGACAAAAGAAAAAGTATTGAAAAGGCAATTTCAATATTTAAACGAAAAGTAAAAGAATCGGGTATTCTTTTAGAGTTACGTGAAAGACAAGAATTTAAAAAGCCAAGTGCGGTAAAAAGAAAAAAACGAGCACAAGCTAAAGCTCGTATGAGACAAAGAAAAGAAAAAAGACCAACTAAATGGTTATAAAACTTTTTCTTTATATATTTATATAAAAACAAATACACTTTCGTACTTCCGTACATCATAAAGTGTACCAATAGAGAAATTCTATAATAGTTTAAAATAACTATTTTAATTCCAAATTCCGTAAGGAGAATAGTAATGGATGATTTATTAAAAGATGCCATTGCAGATGCCAAAGCAGTTCGTGAAACAGCTATTACTAATGCTAAGTTAGCGTTAGAAGAAGCTTTCACACCTAAACTTCAGAATATGCTTTCACAGAAAATTCAGAACGAAATCGAAATTGACGAAGATGAACACGAAGATGAAGATGTCGAAGAAGAAATGGATGATGAAGAAGCAGAAGAAGGTCGCGGCGATATGAGACGCGACGGTGATGAAGTTGAAGAAGATGGTCACGAAGATAGTGAAGAGGTAGATGAGTCTGAGATAATCGAAATCGATGGTGTAAAGTATGCACCTGTAGTCGCTGAAGAAGAACACGAAGATGAGATGGACGAAGAAGAAGGCGAAGACATGGAAAAATCTGCCGATGAAGATGAACTTGACCTTGAAGCTGTTATTAAAGAGCTTGAATCTGAACTTGACGAAGATGCCGACCTTGAAGAAGGACGTAATGATAAAGACGAAAAAGATGAAGTCAAGGAAGAAGACGAAGACGATAAAGCTAAAGACGAAGTGAAAGAAGAAGAAGAGGACGATGATTCTAAAGATGAAGTTAAGGAAGACTCTGAGTTTAACTTAGACGAAATACTTGACGCTCTTAAAGAAGAAGACGAGCCTAAAGAAGACGAAGTTTCTGAAACTTCTAAACTTAAAGCTGAGTTAGAAGAAACTCGTGCAGCAGTCAAATTTATGAGAGACAAGCTAAACGAAGTTAATCTACTTAATGCTAAGCTTCTTTTCACAAACAAGCTTTTCCGTGCACATGGCCTAAACAATGAGCAAAAAATGAAAGTTGTTGAAACTTTCGACAGAGCAACAAATCTAAGAGAAGTCAAGTTGGTTTATTCAACAATGGCTGAAACTTTTGGAAATGGTGCTAAAAACAATATTAAAGAATCAAAAGGCTCAGCTTCTAAAGCTGTTGCGTCAACAAAGAGTGAAAAACAAACAGAAGTAATTTCTGAAGGTTCAGCTCTTCGCAACAGATTCAAGAAGTTAGCCAACATCATTTAAGGGGAATTAAAATGCCTAATTATGACAACATTAATGACTTAATGAGTGCTCAATCTCCGCAAGCTGAATTGTTGAAACACACAAGAAAGCTTACAGAGAAATGGGAACCAACAGGTCTACTTGATGGAATCAATGATGAAACTAAGAAAAGTAGTATGTCCGTACTTCTTGAAAACCAGGCTTCACAGCTGGTTAAAGAAGCTTCACAGACATCTACTGGCTCACAAAAAGAAGAATGGTCAGGTGTGGCTCTTCCATTGGTTCGTAGAATCTTTGGTGAATTAGCTGCTCAAGACTTCGTAAGCGTTCAGCCTATGAATCTTCCAAGTGGACTTATTTTCTATCTTGATTTCAAATACGGCTCCGGTAACGGGCTTGCTTCCACAGGTGGCGACATCTTTGGTAACACATCAGGTTCAGGCGACGCAAGTGGCGGACTTTATGGTGCAGGTAAATTCGGATACTCTATGAAAGAACTATCCCAAACCGTAGCACATACAGATGGTGCACAAACGCTAGCACAAGATAAATACATAACCGGTTCAGTAGACCAAGAAGATACTGATTTCGAACCTTCTTTATCAAGTTCTTTAAGTACTTTGATAAAAGTTAGTATTCGTAAACAGGATTTAGACAACGTTGATGTAGACGCTGTAAGGTCTTTTGAATTAGTAGGAGATAGTGTAACAACTCAGTATCCTGCTTATACAAAGTACGACGGTAATGATACTATTTCTTTCGTTATCGCTCCACCAGCAACATCCGGTGTATATGGTGCTCACGTAACATCATCTATTGCAGTTAAATTTTCAAAAGAAACTTCTGCTACAAGCAGAGGCGATTTTGAAGACCTCACCGCAAATGAACCAACACCAGATGACTTGAGTATACCTCAGGTAGACATCCAAATGAAATCAATTCCGATTGTCGCTAAGACACGTAAATTGAAAGCAGTTTGGACACCTGAATTAGCTCAAGACCTTAACGCTTATCATTCAGTTGATGCTGAAGCTGAGTTAACATCTATGCTTTCTGAGTACGTTTCTATGGAAATCGATTTAGAAATCCTTGATATGTTAATGGCTAACGCTTCTGCTAAGACAGATAGATGGTCTGCTAAAGTTGGATTTGAATGGGATGGCGGAAACGTTTTCGCTGAATCTTCAGGTAACTCAAATGCTTACACTAAAGGCGAGTGGTTCCAAACACTTGGAAACAAAATACAAGCCGTTAGTAATGCTATTCATCAAAAAACACTACGTGGTGGTGCTAACTTTATTGTTGTGTCTCCTGAGACAGCTACAATAATTGAGTCTATTCCAGGCTACGCTGCATCTACAAACGGTGATGCGATGAATAACAAGTATGCAATGGGTGTACAACAAATGGGTGCATTAAATAACAGATATACGGTTTACAAGAACCCTTATATGTTAGAGAATCAGATACTATGTGGTTTCAGAGGAAGTAATTTCTTAGAAACAGGTGCTGTATATGCTCCATATATTCCGTTAATTATGACACCTCTTGTGTATGACCCGGTCAACTTTACTCCACGTAAAGGTGTAATGACTCGTTATGCTAAGAAGATGGTTCGTCCTGAGTTCTACGGTAAAGTCATCGTTGCAGACGTTGATATGGTGTAAGTTTAAGTTAAACTTATACACTTTAAAGATTAAGCCCCTCTTTTGGGGCTTTTTCTTTTTTTACAACCTTCAGAAACTTAATAGTTTTATATTTATATATGACAAAAGACTTTTGGAGAAATAAATGGCACAATTACCAATTTGGGCTGGTTCGAGTAATTTTAGTAGTAGTCAAACACCATATGGATTTTATGATTCAGATTCAGAATTTTCAGGTTCAGGTGTACATTCTGTAGATAGATTTTCTGATTGGGCTGCTAAAAGACTCGGATATCCTATTATAGATGTAGAAATGCAATCAGGCTCTTTTTATGCCTGTTATGAAGAATCTATTACTGAATATTCAGCACAAGTAAATCAATTTAATATCAAAGATAATCTATTATCTTTACAAGGACAATCTACAGGCTCAAATTTAACACACAGACCTGTTACAAATTCTTTCGGCAGATTCATAACTCTTTCAGAACAATATGGTACTGAAGCAGGAGTTGGTGGTACGGTAGATTTCAAAACAGGCTCTATTGACATTGTTAGTGGCTCACAAGAATACGATTTAAATACATTATGGACAAACGTTTCAGAAAGTGTAGCTTCTTCAGGTAGTGGCATAGAAGTTAGAAAAGTTTTTTATGAAGGCCCTGCAGCAGTCAATAAATATTTTGACCCTTATGCGGGTGTTGGTAGTAATAATATGAATATGTTAGACGCTTTTGGTTGGGGAAATTTTTCTCCTTCAGTACAATTTTTGATGATGCCTATGTATTCTGATTTGCTAAGAATACAAGCGATTGAATTAAACGACCAAATAAGAAAATCAGCATATACATTTGAATTGATTAACAATAAATTAAGAATTTTTCCAAGACCATTAGAAAACTATAAATTACATTTTAAATATCTGATTAAAGATGACAGAGGTAATCCGTTAAAAGGTGATAGTGTAGGAAGAGTTAGTGATATTAGTAATGCTCCGTATGACAATATGGAGTTTAGACATATAAATGATGTTGGTAAACAATGGATAAAGAAATATGCTTTAGCTCTTTGTAAAGAATTATTAGGAACGATACGAAGTAAATATGCTTCAGTTCCTATACCAGGCGGTGATGTCTCAATGGATGGAGATACGTTAAGAAATGAAGCCGCTTCAGAAAAAGAAACTTTAGTAACACAACTTAGGGAAATATTAGAACAAACAAGTAGAAAAGCAATGATGGAATCAGAACGAGATGAAGCTGAAGCGTTGCAAGAAAAACTTAATAAAGTTCCATACCCTATTTACATAGGATAATAAAATGGCAGGACGCTTTCTCTCAACAAGAGATAACAACTTCTTTCATAAAGTTAATAAAGAACTTCTTGGTGACCCTGTGAACGGTAAAGACGGAATCATAGACCAAGAAGTTGTTGTATATCAACTTGACGCTGGTGAAACTCCAACTGATATGTATGGAGAATCAGCATCCGGTAAATCTTGGAAACCGGGTGTCACATTGAATTGTTTAATTGAAGCTGAAGATTTTGATTTCAATACTGATGAGTTTGGACCGGACAGAAATCAAAATGTTACCTTTTCTTTTCTAAGAGATTCAATTTTAGATGCAAAAATTGTTATTAGTTTAGGTGATGTAGTTAATTGGAATTACGCATATTGGACTATTTCTAATTTAAATGAAAATCAGTTAGTAGGAGGTATGCAGAATCAAAACTTTTCAGTAATAGCATCAGGATATCTAACACGAATAAGTAGTTTAGGCATTGAACAAGTGAGGACAATATAATGGCAGGTAGACAAGTAGAGCCAAAGTTATCAAGACCTATAGAATATACAGAAAAACGTAAAGTAAATAGGTCTCGTGAATTAAGAAGAGATGATGATAGTCTTAAAAAGAATTATTCAATTACTCTTATGGACCACGATGCGGCTGTTATGTATTATTTTAATGAAGTAATAAGACCCGCAGTTGAAGAAAATGGTAATCAAGTTAAAGTTCCTATTATGTATGCTAATCCTGAAAGATGGGCTGCAGTTAGAAAATCAGGGTGGATGCAAGACAGAAATAAAAAAAGAGTTATACCTGTTATAGCATTTAGACGAGTCTCTGTTGAAAAAGACCCAAATTATTCTATTGATAAGTTAGATGCTAATAAGCCAAGACTCAATTATCAATTTCAAAAAAAATATTCTGTAAATAACAGATACGATTTAATGAGTGCTATGAATGGTGCTGAGCCAAGTCAAGAATTTCATTCTGTAACTATGCCGGATTATATGATTATGAATTATGAAGCTATCATATGGACAAACTTCACAGACCAAATGAATAGAATTATAGAAAAGATTAATTTTACTGATGGCTCATATTGGGGTGACCCTGGAAAATTTAAATTTCGAGCAAGTATAGATAGTTTTCAAGATGCATCAGAGTTTGAACAAGAACGATTAATTAGAACTAATTTTAGTTTTACTTTTAATGGGTATCTACTGCCTGAAGAATTTAATGGCGTATCTAACACACAGAGAGGATTTTCTCCAAAGTTTGTTACAAACTTTTCAGAAGCATCAAGTAATCTAAAGCAAACATTAGATAATGAAGATTTAAATGATAACAAATATAACTTTCCACAGCAAGGCGGAATTGAGAGTCAAGTATAGGAGAGGCTAATGCCTGATGCGAGAGATTTTTTAAGAGTTAACCAAATAGGACCACAAGAAGATTTAGAGTTCACTAATTCAAATGGCGGGCCAACTCTTTACGTTATGAGAGGCACAGGTCAGCCATCAAGTTCTGCAGATGATAACGCAATCGTTACTTATGGTTATCTTAAAGGAAACTTTGTAAACAGACAAGTATATTTGTCCGGTAGCCAATCGTCTTCTCTTGATTCTGATGGAAATCAATTTTATCAAGTTACTTTCAAACCAACAGGTTCACAAAGAATAAACACAGATAGTTTAGAAGTATATTTAAACGGATTAAGTTTACGACAAAATGAAAATTCAAATGCACACTCTTCAGACTACTTTGTATCAGGTACAGATAAAGTTGTAATATATAATATTACAGGTTCATATGGATATCGTCTAAAAGACGAAGATAAATTAAAAATAAAATTTACTCAAGGATTCTAATGGCAAACTCAACGGAAATACGAAGAATCTTAATAAATTCTATAGTGTCTGTAAATGATGAAAATAATGTTTCTGAAGTATTAGGATTCAGACATACATTAAATGGTAGTTTAAAGCCTTTTAATTTACATTTAACAAGTAGTTTATCAGAAAACAATACTGATATAATCACGCAAAATTATGTTAATACTCTTATAAAAGATAGAGAAGAAGTTCTTCCTAAACAACAAAGAAGGTCTGATTCTACTACACAAGTTTATAATATAGATGTTCCTACAGGACAAGCAATAGTTACAGGAAGTGTTTCTTTAAAAATAAATGGTTTAGAACAACAAACTACTGAAGACCAAAAAACACACAGGGTTAGTGGTTCAGATTATTTTTTATCCGGGTCAAGATTTGAACAATTAGTTTTATATAAACCACGTGGTGACCATAGTGGAATCTTAGTAGATAACTCGGATACCTTACTAATTAAGTATAGAGCGGAGACGATAATTGGCTAAAATAGATTTAACAAGACAAGCAAAAGCACCACAACAAGCGGGACAATTTTTAAGAACTACAAATGTAACGAGTTCTTTAACAAGTGAATACGGGTGGGAAACAGCTGACTTTAATTTTACAGGTTCATTTACAGGGTCTTTTTCAGGTTCGTTTGAGATTGATAGAATACACGGACTTGGAATAGTTAGTAGTTCTGCACAAACAAAAGCAAATCTACCTGCAAGTACTATAAGTTCTTCTGCACAATTAGCATCACAAATAAGTGGCTCTTTTTCAAAAGCACATTTAGCCGCAAAAATACCTAATCTGATAAGTGGCTCAGACCAACTAATAGATTTGTTGCCGAAAGGAATTCGTTCAGGTTCACAAGCAAATTTAGATTCAGACTCACAGCTATTGACTTTTAATGCGTCAACTTACGGATTATCTATCACAGGCGGAAATTCAGTAGACTTATCAGGCCTTTCAGGAGGCGGTGGCAGTGGCGGTGGCTCAGGATTAGCAATAACTGCTTCATTTTCCGGAAGTATCTTGAGTCCTAATTCAAGGACATTTGATTTTCACGGTGACGCAATGACTGCAACAAATAATGGTAATGCTATAAGTATATTTGCTACGACAGGTTCTCGTGTAGTAACTAACAACGTAACGGCTTCGATGTTTTTACTAAGACCAATCGTAGGTGCGACACCTACTGCAACAGGCGGTGGCATAATGTATAGTGGTAGTGCTTTTTATGTAGGACTTTGATAGATGATGACACAATTTTTTAAAAACATAATATTTATAAGTGAAGATGAATAGCCGAATTAGGGGAGAAAAGTAATGGCAAATTGGAAAAAAGTAATCGTTTCAGGCTCAAATGCAAGTCTGAATAATGTAACTGCGAGTTACTTTAAAGGAGACGGTTCAGCATTAACGGGTGTAACAGCCGCAGTTGATATTGACTCTTTATCTGCTGTAACAAGTTTACATCAGACAGAAGACCACTTTATTGTTTCAGATAATGGTACTGAAAAGAAGATAACATTTAGTAATGTAGAAGATGGTGTATTCGGAAATGTTAGTGGAGATGCAACAATCGCAGCAGGTGGTGCATTAACAATCGCCGCAGATTCAGTTGAAAACTCTATGTTGGCAAACATCACAAGAGGTAGTATTAAAGTTGGTGGCGGTTCAAATGCTCCTACTGATTTAGATGCAAAAACATCAGGACAGATTTTAGTTGGTGATGGAACAGATATTGCTTCAGTAGCAGTTAGTGGAGATATTGCATTAGCTTCAAACGGTGCTATGACAATACAAGCTAACTCAGTTGCTTTAGCGACAGATACTACAGGCGATTATGTTCAGAACATAACAGCAGGTACAGGTATTTCATCTACAGGTGCTACAAGTGGTGAAAATATCGCACACACATTGAATGTCGATATGTCGGGATTATCTTCTGCAACAATAGGAGCTGGTACATCAGAAGTGACTATCGGTGATAATCTTACCATTAATGGTGACTTAACAATCTATGGTGATACGGTTCAACAACAAGTTTCAAATTTATTAGTAGAAGATAAATTTATTTTACTTAATAGTGGTTCTGCCGCAGGTGATGGTGGTATTGTAGTACAAACTAACGCATCTTACGCTGGCGCCGCTTTAGTATTTGATGACGACATTAACAGATGGGCAGTAGGTGCGGAAGATAAATTAGCACATAATGCGACATCAGTAGATGCTTCAGCAGCAGGATTTCAATACATAGTATCTGTTTCAGGTTCAGCTTTAGACCCAAATGATGGTGCTAATCCAAATGATTTTGGAACAGCCGCAGGTAGTAGAATAGGTATGATGCACGTAAATACAGCAACAGGTGATATATTTATTTATTCATAAAATAGAAGATAAAGGTTACATATGGGATTAATAGACAAGGTTGACCCTAAACGTAAGAAAACGACAAGGTCAAAACCAAAAACAGCAATGAACACACCAAATAGTGTTTTAGACTTAGAAAAAAAACATATTGAGTGGTTATTAAGAACAATAGGAGATTCAGTATCACTAAGAGGTTCTGATTTACAAGTTGCGATTGATTCAGTTCAATGGTTACAAAGTGAGTACAAGAGGCTAACAGGATGAAATTCGATATAGCTGAGTTAGATTTTATAAAAGAGTGTATTTATAATTCTACAATAAAAGGAAAAGATTCACTTTTTGTAGGAGCAGTATTAAATAAAGTTTTTAAGGAAGTAAGTAGACTTAAAAACTTAGAAGAAAAAAAAGAAGTAATTAGTAAGTAGTAGTAGTATAGTCTATATTGGCCCGTTAAGGGAAGTGGGCTTCAAAAGAAGTAACCAACCGTATAGTAGGAGAAGTAGTAGATGCCAAATTGGAAAAAAGTAATAACATCAGGCAGTAATGCCGTACTAAACGAAGTTACAAGTAGCGGTAATGTACAGATTAATGGTGCATTTACCGTAACTCAAACTTCGACTTCTATAACCGGTGCTAATAACATTGACTTATCTGCAAAGAACAATTATAATCTTACTTTAACCGGTAACGTTACTTTAACTCCAACCGCCTTATCAGGCCGTGAAGGACAAAGTGGACTTATCGCACTAATACAAGATAGTTCAGGTGGTCATTCAATAACATTAAATTCATTGTTTAAAACCCCTCGAGGAGATTCTATATCATTTGACACATCCGCCAACGGCATTTCTTTAATGTCGTATTACGTGGTCAACACAAGTAACGTGGCAGTCAACTATTTAGGCCCGTTTTCATAATGAACTAAGGGATAGTTATGGCAAACGGCGCTTTTGGGTTTCTTGACGAATTAAAATTCAGCACAGAGTTTAATACAACTAAGGCTACTAATACCACCAGGTCTACAACTTTAGCAACTGCTACGAAATTAGCAACTGCGACTTCACAAAGTACTATAACAACTTTTAATACTACAAAAGAAACTATAACAACTTTTAATACTACTAAAAATACCACATCAACTTTTAATACTACAAAAGAAACTACTACTGAATATAGTACATCAAAAGTAACATCAACAACTTTTAATACTACTAAAAATACTATAACTACTTTTAATACGATTACAACGTATGATACTGCTACTACTTTAGCAACTGCTACTTCAAAAAACACTACTACAACTTTTAATACTACAAAAGAAACCACCACGACCTATAATACCACATTATCAACTGCAACAACTTTAGTTACTTCGACTTCAAAAGTAACTGCAACAACTTTTAATACTACGAAGAGTACCATCACCACGTTTAATACTATTACTACTTTTAACACCGCTACTACTTTAGAAACTTCAACATCGAAGGTAACTTCAACAACTTTTAATACTACTAAAAACACTATAACCACGTTTAATACAATCACTACATATGAAACTATTACTACGTATGAAACTTCTAAGTCAACTATTACTACTTACAATACTACAAGGTCAACATCAACATCAATAGCTACGAGTACTTCAAAAGTAACTGCAACAACTTTTAATACTACGAAGAGTACCATCACCACGTTTAATACTATTACTACTTTTAATACAATAACAACTTACGAAACTTCGAAGTCAACTATTACAACCTTTAATACTACAACAACTACCATTACAACTTTTGAGACTTCAAAAACTACTATTGAACAGAGGACTACTTCAACATCGAAGGTAACTTCAACAACTTTTAATACTACTAAAAGTACTATTACAACGTTTAATACCATTACCACATATGATACTGCTACTACTTTAGCAACTGCTACTTCAAAAAACACTACTACAACTTTTGAAACTTCGAAGACAACTACAACCACTTATAATACTTCTAAGTCAACTATAACAACTTATAATACTACTTTAGCTACAGCAACAACTTTAGTTACTTCAACTTCAAAAGTAACTTCAACAACTTTTAATACTACTAAAAACACTATTACAACTTTTAATACAATCACTACATATTCAACTATTACTACGTATGAAACTTCGAAAACAACTACTACAACTTATGAAACTTCTAAGTCAACTATTACAAAGTATGCTACAACATTAGCAACTATTGAACAAAGAAGTACTTCAACATCGAAGGTAACTTCAACAACTTTTAATACTACTAAAAGTACTATAACTACTTTTAATACGATTACAACGTTTAATACAATAACAACTTATGAAACTTCGAAGACAACTATTACTACTTTTAATACCACATTAGCAACCTCTACTTCAAAAAGTACATCTACTTCAAGAAATACTATTACTACTTACAACACCACATTATCAACTATTGAACAAAGAAGCACTTCAACATCGAAGGTAACTTCAACAACTTTTAATACTACTAAAAACACTATTACAACTTTTAATACAATCACTACATATTCAACTATTACTACGTATGAAACTTCTAAGTCAACTATAACAACTTACAATACAACATTAGCAACTATTACTTCTAAGTCTACGATTACTTCAAAAACAACTATTACAACTTTTAATACTACGAAGAATACTATTACTACATTTAATACAATTACTACATACGATACTGCAACAACATTGGCAACTGCTACTTCGAAGTCTACTACCACAACGTTTGAAACTTCAAAAACAACTACTACAACTTTCAATACAATTACAACGTTTAATACAATAACAACTTATGAAACTTCGAAGACAACTATTACAACTTATAACACAACATTATCTACTATTGAACAGAGGTCTACTTCAACATCTAAAGTAACTTCAACTACATTCAACACTACTAAAAGTACTATAACTACTTTTAATACTATTACTACGTATGCGACTATAACAACTTATGAAACTTCAAAAACTACTACTACTGCATATGCTACAATAACTACTTTTGAAACAATTACTACGTTTGAAACAAATACAACAACTATTACAAAGTACGAAACTTCAAAAACTACTATTGAACAAAGAAGTACTTCAACATCTAAAGTAACTTCAACAACTTTTAATACTACCAAAAGCACTATAACTACCTTTAATACAATTACTTCATTCATTACAACTACAACTTATGAAACTTCTAAGTCAACTATTACGACTTACAATACAACATTAGAAACCATTACAACTTTTGAGACTTCAAAAACTACTATTGAACAAAGAAGCACTTCAACATCGAAGACAACTTCAACTACATTCAATACACAGAAAAACACTACTACAACTTTTAATACAATTACTACTTATTCAACTATTACAACCTATAATACTTCTAAAACAACCATTACTACTTTTAATACAAGTAAAAATACTATTGAAACACGAAATACAATTACTTCGAAAACAACTATTACAACCTATAATACTTCTAAAACAACCATTACTACTTTTAATACAATAACAACTTATAATACTGCTACAACATTGGCAACCGCTACTTCAAAGTCTACTACTACAACTTTTGAAACTTCGAAGACGACTATAACTACTTTTAATACTATTACTACGTATGCGACCATTACTACGTATGAAACTTCTAAGTCAACTATTACAAAGTATGCTACTACACTATCGACTGCAACATCAAGAATTACAAGTACATCGAAGGTAACTTCAACAACTTTTAATACTACTAAAAGCACTATAACTACCTTTAATACAATTACCACTTATTCAACTATCACAACTTTTAATACCTCTAGGTCAACTATTACCACTTACAATACTACTTTAGCAACATCAACATCAAGAAGCACTATTACCTCAAAGACAACTACTACTACTTATAATACTTCTAAAAATACTTTAGAAACAAGGTCAACCTCAACATCAAAGACAACATCAACAACTTTTAATACCACTAAAAGCACTATAACTACTTTTAACACCATTACTACGTATGCGACCATAACAACTTTTAATACTTCCAGGTCAACTATTACGACTTATAATACTACTTTAGCAACATCAACATCAAGAAATACTGCTACTTCAAGAATTACGATTACAACGTATAATACAAGTAAAAATACAATAGAAACACGGGCTACTTCTACTTCAAAAAATACTATTACTACTTACAACACAAGTAGAAATACTATTGAACAAAGAGCAACTTCGACTTCAAAAAATACTATTACTACTTACAACACTACCAGGAGTACTATTGAAACAAGAAATACAATTACTTCAAAAACAACTATCACAACGTTTAATACAATAACAACTTATACTACCTCAACAACTTTTGAAACAAGTAGAAATACTTTAGAAACAAGAGCTACATCAACTTCAAAAAATACTATTACTACTTACAACACAAGTAGAAATACTATTGAACAAAGAGCAACTTCTACTTCAAAGAATACCATAACAACGTATAACACTACCAGGAGTACTATTGAAACAAGAAATACAATAACTTCAAGAATTACTATTGAACAAAGAAGCACCTCAACTTCAAAAAATACTATTACTACTTACAACACAAGTAGAAATACAATAGAAACAAGAGCTACTTCTACTTCAAGAAATACTATTACTACTTACAACACAAGTAGAAATACTATTGAACAAAGAGCAACTTCTACTTCAAAAAATACTATTACTACTTATAATACTACTTTAAGTACTATTGAAACAAGAAACACTATCACTTCAAAAAGTACTATTGAACAAAGAGCAACTTCTACTTCAAAGAATACTATTACTACTTATAACACAAGTAGAAACACATTAGAAACAAGGGCTACTTCTACTTCAAAAAACACTATTACAACTTACAATACAACATTAGCAACTATTGAATCACGAAATACAATTACTTCGAAAACTACTACAACAACGTATAACACTACCAGGAGTACTATTGAAACAAGAAACACTATCACTTCAAAAAGTACCATAACAACTTATGCTACTACTTTAAGCACTATTGAGACACGAAGCACTTCAACTTCAAAAGTAACTTCAACAACTTTTAATACTACTAAGAGTACTATAACTACTTTTAATACAATTACTTCATTCATTACAACTACAACTTATGAAACTTCAAAGTCTACTATTACTACTTACAACACTACCAGGAGTACTATTGAAACAAGAAACACTATCACTTCAAGAATTACGATTACAACGTATAATACAAGTAAAAATACAATAGAAACAAGAGCTACATCTACTTCAAAAAACACAAGTACCGCATATGCTACAAGTACTTCAAAAAATACTATTACTACTTACAACACAAGTAGAAATACAATAGAAACAAGAGCTACTTCTACTTCAAAAAATACTACTACTTCATATGCAACACTTACAACTTATAGTACAACAACAACTTTCATTACTACTAAAGCTACTGCTACAATAACAACTTATACAACAACCTACACAACTTCTACGGTGATGGTTACAAACAAAAGTACAATAGAAACAAGAGCTACTGCAACTTCAAAAAACACTACTACAACTTTCATTACATCAAAGAATACCATTACCGCGTTTAATACAATAACAACCTACTCTACCGTGACGGAGTATAATACCACAAGAACAACTTCTACTTCGAGAAACACTTCTACCGTTTATAACACATCAAAAAATACTCAGACAACAACGGATGTGACTACTACGTATTATACGTACTTCATCACAGCAAAGAATACTTATAAACTAACTTACTATGCTACAGCTACTTCGAAAACTACGACCTACATCACATCTTACTCAACGTGGGTAGGCTATGGAAATGGGCCTGGAGGTTCACCTGTTAGAACTACTTCTAAGAATACTTCAAGAACTACAACTTTTAATACTATTACAAAACATTATACTTTCTTTATAACAAACAAAACAACTTATAGGCTCACTTCGAGAACAACTGCATCAGCATTTAACACAAGTACAACTTTTAATACTACTAAAAATACTACTACTATTTTTAATACATCAACGAGGTTTAATACGTTAAAATTAACAGCAGAATCAAGGGCTACTGCTACTTCAAAAAATACTCTTACTCAGTATAATACATCGAAAACGGTTACTACTACTTTTAATACAATAACAACTTACTCTACTATTACGTTTTATAACACAAGTAGAAATACAATAGAATCAAGAAATACAACACAAAGTGTGCTAACTATAACATCTTATAATACATCAATATCAACTATTGAAACAAGAAATACAATTACATCGAAGACAACTTCTACCGTTTTTAATACAATTACAACTTACACCACTTCAACAACTTTTAATACTACTAAAAATACCACTACCGTTTTTAATACAATTACTTCAAAAAATACTATAACAACTTTTAATACAATAACAACCTACACCACTTCAACAACTTTTAATACTATTAAAGAAACTACAACTACGTATTCTACACTTACAACGTATAGTACAATAACAACTTTTAATACTACAACGACTACAATCACAACTTACAATACTAATACAACAACTATTGAAAAACGTGCTACTTCTACTTCAAAAAGTACAATAACAACTTTTAATACTAATAAAAATACCGTAACTCAATACACTACGATTACTACGTATTCAACTATTACAACGTATAATACCACAGCAAGTACTACTACTTCATATGCAACACTTACAACGTATAGTACAACAACAACTTTTAATACAAACACAACTACCACTACTACATATTCTACAACTACAATTTATAGTACAATAACAACTTTTGCTACTACTAAAAATACCATAACTACCTTTAATACAATTACTGCATATATTACAAGTACAACTTTTGCTACTACTACAACTACACTTACTACCTTTAATACGATTACAGCATATTCGACTACTACTTCGTATGCTACACTTACAACGTATAGTACGATAACAACTTTTAATACTACAAAAACAACAGAAACTATTTTTAATACAATAACAACCTACACTACCTCAACAACTTTTAATACTACTAAAAATACCACAACTACTTTTAATACGATTACAACCTACACTACTTCAACAACTTTTGCTACAAATACAACTACCACAACTACTTTTAATACAATTACAGCATATTCGACTACTACTTCATACGCAACACTAACAACTTATAGTACAATAACAACTTTTAATACAACTACAACTACACTTACCACGTTTAATACAATAACAACCTACACTACTTCAACAACTTTTAATACTACTAAAAATACTTCTACCGTTTTTAATACAATTACTTCATACATTACAAGTACAACTTTTGAAACAAGTAGAAATACTATTGAAACACGTGCTACATCGACTTCAAAAAATACTACAACTACGTATTCTACACTAACAACTTATAGTACAATAACAACTTTTAATACAACTACAACTACAATTACTACGTTTAATACGATTACAACTTATACTACAAGTACAACTTTTAATACTACTAAAAATACTACAACTACTTTTAATACGATTACAACTTATACCACAAGTACAACTTTTGAAACTTCAAAAGAAACTACAACCACGTTTAGTACAATTACAACGTTTAATACAATAACAACTTTTAATACAATAACAACCACAACTACAACTTTTAACACTACTAAATCAACTATTGAACAAAGGGCTACTTCTACTTCAAAAAGTACAATAACAACTTTTAATACTAATAAAAACACCGTAACCCAATACACTACAATTACTGCATATATTACAAGTACAACTTTTAATACAAATACAACTACCACTACTGCATATGCTACAATAACTACTTTTAATACAATAACAACTTTTAATACTACAACAACCACAACTACAACTTTTAACACTACTAAATCAACTATTGAACAGAGAGCTACTTCTACTTCAAAAAACACTATTACAACTTTTAATACTAATAAAAACACCGTAACTCAATACACTACAACAACTACTTTTAGCACAATAACAACTTTTAATACTACAACGACCACAACTACAACTTTTAATACTACTACGACAACTATTGAAACACGAAGCACTTCTACAGATAGAGAAACGACAACAACTTTTAATACTACTAAGACTACTATAACTACTTTTAATACAATAACAACTTATGATACTGCTACTACTTTAGCAACTGCAACTTCA